GTCTAGAACTATACAAGATTCTCACTTATTTTAGAGGTAACTAATTATTATATATTATCCACAAAAAACAACTGAAAAAAACAAAAAATAAAAAAAACAAAAAAAAAAAAAAAAAAAATTAATTATAAAAAAAAAAAAAAAACTAAAAAAAAAAAAAATCCTAAAAAAAAAATGATTCTTGTATCAATTTGAAAAAATCCAATTTACAAATTTTAATGGCGTATAATGTTTAATATATAAGTTGTTTTTTTCCGAAAAAAATTTTTCTTTTATATTTTTTTCAATTATAAATGTTTTTTTAAGTTTCTTAGAAAAAATATCTAATATTGATATATATTTTTCGCTATCTATTTCAGATGTTCTCAAAAGTTTTGAAAAATAGATGATTTTTTTTAATTTATCATATGCATTATTCTTTATTTTTAAAAAATTAGTAAAAATTTTTTTTATTTTGGAAGTAAATTTTTCTATAACAATCTCTTTTTTTTTTAAAAATAATTTTTTTTTAAAAACATCCAAAATTAATATATTAAAAAAATTAAGAGTTTTTGAAATAAATTTCAAAGCTTTTTTTTCTTCCGAAATTAAACTACTATTTTTTTTTGTATTAGAACTTATTTTAAAAATGGTTTTTTTATATACAAATAAGGTTGCATCCTTTGTGGATAATTGCAAAAAAGTATGTCTATCATCCGAAATTTGAGCTAAAAATTCAACATAATAAAAAAAAGATTTACGACAATGAAATAAAGTTAAATCTATATTTTTTGTATACATTAATAAAAACAAAAAAACATGCCTTAACGTTTCTAAACCTCTTTTTATGATAAATAAATAAAATTCCCTATTCTGAATATGTATATTTTCACCTGTATATTGCAAAAAATCTATCAATAATTTAATAATTTTATTTGAATAAGATGTGACATCAATCAATTTTATTTTTTTATTATAATTTTCCATATTATCAATTTCCATTTTTTTTTCTGTCATGTAAATATTTTAGAAAAAGTATTGAAGAATAATAACTATTTAAAGATTTTTAAAAAAAAAATTATATAAATGAGCGATTCATCTGAAGCACTTGCGAAAGCATCAGAAAAATCATATCAAATTCCTAGTTCTTCAACATTAGAACACAGTGTAAAATTAGGAATTGTAGAAGACAAACCTATTATGTTAGATTATTGGACATCATCATGTGATAAAAATGTTATTATCGGAGTTCGTGAAAATGGAGAAAAGCTACTTGTTAAAAGTGAAGATGAATATACTTCCCCGATTGCTAAAATATATGGAAGTGGAAAAGAATATATTATTGTCACCGAAAATTCTATCTATCTTGTTTCTTCCAATATTGATACCAAAAGAATATCATAATTATAATATCTTGAAAAATGGATATTATAATCTAAACGCACATTCCTCTTAACTTTTTTCAAAAGTTGTAGATTTCTCTCTTTAATGGATTTTCAATTCTCCTGAAGGTACTAATTAACAAAGTCCCCATTTAGGACATTAGAAAAAAGTACTCATCCAAGAATTGAAAATCCATTAAAGAGAGAAATTTGAGATTCTTGAAAAAACTACAATATTTTTTTAAGTTTTTCCCTTTGAATATCAGAAAGTTTTGACGGAAAAATAATATCAAATTCTATATATAGATTCCCGACACCATCGGCACGTCTCATTCCCATCTCAGGAACCATTTTTTTATATCCATGAGAAATTATTCTCCCCCCATTATTGTTAATTGTGTAAGTTTTACCTTTAAAAAAAAGCAACTCAAAAGTGAAACCTATCAGCGCCTCTTTTAATGTAAGCTTCTTTTTATAATATAAATTTAAACCTTCTCTATTAAAACTTGTATTATTTTCAATAGAAATTGGAAGTTTAATATCACCTTTTATGCCGTTTAAAATATTCCCCTTATCCGGAATTTTAATTATTTCATTATTATCTACACCTTCCGGAATTTTGATATACAATTTTTCTTTTTCTATTGTTTTTACTCCTGACTCATCAACCCAACGTTCAATTTCTAATGGATAATTCATACCAACAAAAGCGTCTTCAAGAGAAATTGTAATGGTTTTTATAATTGGAGGAGGTTTCCTAATTAAAGGAACGCCCCTTGACATTCCATTATGAAAAATTCTTATATTGGGCATTCCCGGTACCATACCGGGCATACCGGGCATACCGGGCATACCGGGCATACCGGGCATACCGGGCATACCGGGCATTCCGGGCATTCCGGGCATTCCGGGCATTCCACCAAAGAACATTTTAAAAATATCACCTGTCATATCTTCGCCTTCATTTACATGAAAAAAAGTATTTTTTTGATCATACATTCTCCTTTTTTCTCTATCGGAAAGTGTTTGATATGCTTCATTTATTTTTTTAAATTTTGTATCATCACCATTGTTTTTATCAGGGTGATATTGCAAAGATAATTTTCTGTATTTTTTTTTAATTTCTGCAGGAGAAGAATTTTTTTCAACTCCCAAAATTTCATAATAATTCATTATAAATAATTATGAACGTTTTTTTTAAAATCTTTTAGAACAAAATGATTTAAACTCTTTAGAATAAATGTCATAACAACTTATATGAACGTTCCATTTTTAAAAAAATATAAACCAATTGTATTCTCCGATTTTTTCATTGAAAAAATTTTAATAGATTTATTAAAAACACTTATTACAATGGATTCCCTGAATATATTATTAATAGGAAATTCGGGTTGCGGGAAAAGTTCTTTATTGGATTCAATAATACGAGAATATTATGGATTAGAAAAAATACCAAAAAATAATGTACTATATATTAATAGTTTAAAAGAACAAGGAATCCAATATTATAGAAACGAAGTAAAAACATTTTGCAAAACAGCATCATCGGTCGCAGGGAAAAAAAAATTTATTATTTTGGATGATATTGATTTAATAAATGATCAAAGTCAACAAGTTTTTAGAAATTGCATTGATAAATATAGTCATAATGTTCATTTTCTAGCATCATGTTCAAATATACAAAAGGTAATTGATAGCATTCAGTCGCGTTCTACAATTATAAAACTAAAACCAATGGGTTTGCCATTTTTAAAAAAGATTTTTAAAAAAATACAAAAAAAAGAAGGAATTGAAATTACAATGAAAGCTGAAAATTTTATATTAAATGTTTGTAATAATTCAACGCGCGTTCTAATAAATTATATGGAAAAATTTAAATTATTAAATTTAAAAATAACTGAAAAAATAGCAAAAGAAATATGCACAAATATTAGTTTCTATGAATTTGAAAAATATACAAAGGCTTGGTTTATTGAAAGAAATTTATCAAAATCTATTAAATTAATATTCTCAATCTTTAAAAAAGGTTATTCCGTAATGGATATTTTAGACAGTTATTTTATTTTTGTAAAAACGTGTTCAATTTTAGATGAACATAGTAAATATAAATTAATAAAATATATTTGTAAATATATTGCTATTTTTCATACACTTCATGAATCTGAAATAGAGTTGGCACTATTCACAAATGAAATTAATAAAAAAATATTATTATAATATAACATGTCACAACTATTCAAAAAAGAAATTCCCAATGAAATGTTTTTTGATTTTATTAATAAATGTTCGTCAAAAACAACTTGTTATGTAATTACAAAAGAAACTTTCAAAAGGGCTAGATTTAAAAAAGAAGTTGAAAATTTTCTTGAAGATATTAAAGAATATTATTTTAAATGCAAACAATTTTATATAACAAGAAAAATAACATATAAAAATTTTATGACCATAATAAGACAAATATGTAAATATAAACATCTTGCATTTGCATCCAAAATAAAATATGATAAATCAAAATATGAAATAGTTTATTATATTTATCCTCCTAAAAATTAGGAACAACGTATTGGAGAACCCAAACTTATCAATAATTTTTTTGATATTAAAGTATCAGCATCCAAAGCTTGTTTTTCTGATAAACGAGTAAACCATTGATAATTCGTTCGTTTAATTAATTCTTCTGCCGGTATATAAATTGCCACCAAATAACGATTGTCAAATTCTATAAATTTATCTGAAACAAGATCATTAATGTAAATCGGTTTTCCACATATTGTTTTTATTCCAAATGTCTTCCCATCTATTAAAGTCATTTTTTTTGTAGCGGTTTTTTGATATAACCATCTATCCGTTGAACCCAAAAAATCATCTTCATTGGTAGTTGTTCTTTCTGCCAATGCCAATGTCTCTAAATATTTGACAAATTCTTTCATAACCGGATTTTTTATTTTACACCCCATTATTTTCATTGTAGGGAAAAATTGTTTATATCTTGAAGCACTCGTTCTATTTATTTTCTCAACAGCAAAACATCCATATTTACTAACACCTCTATCAAAAACCGGTTTAAAATCTGTAATTGCTATTGTTGAACACGGAACTATCATACCGCCATAATAATAAAGTAACTGACCTAGAGCATAATTTCTCATATGAGTTTCAATTGGATCCGTTATAATGTTCATTGAAACATTCCAATCAGGAATTAATTTTCTAAATGAGTTATCATCTATTAGAACAATATTGAAAGAAGCTCCGCAATGTTTTATAATACTTTTAATACATAAATATAAATAAGGTTGATTTAAATTTTTTGTGTTTCGAGAACCAAAACTTTCCCAATTTCGTGCATTTATTTTATAACTGTTGTGGATCCATAAAATTGGTTTCTGTGATGAAATATTGTCTCCATTTAACAAATATTCTTGAATTAGGTCTAATTTATCCATTTTGCGGCTACTTATCTCTTTTTTATGAATATTATAATAATGGGCTAATATTACCAAAACTATAACTGCCAACATAAATTTGAATAATTTTAACATATATATTAGAATAACATTTTAACAATATTCTAACTGTTTAATATTCTTCCACCAAATATTATTTGCTTTTTCAATTTCCAAATCTTGTTTATACATCTTAAAAGCTCTTTTTGTATTATTTGTTCCGTCAATATCATCTTGTTTTAATAATATTCTTTGACTCTCCTCCATCGTTCTCGGTCTTGGTTTGTTTGTATTTCTATACATACGATAACTCTCAACATTCGCAAATTTTGGACGACTATCAAAAACCTCTTTCGTAACGGGTATTAAAGTTTCGGTATGAGCTTTTTTCAAATCCTGATATTTTAATTTACTAAATATATCTGAAGAATATTCAATGTTTTCTCTTACCAAATTAAACCCCGATTTACTACCAATATCTTTAACCACATTGTTTCTTGCAATAGCACACGATTCACGTTTTATTCTATAAAACTCTTCGTCATTCATTTGTTTTTCTGGTTCTTTTGAATGATACCATGTATCATATCCACAATCATGTTCTTCATCCTTTATTTTTATTTTTTCAAAATTCTTATTAAACCATTCATTGAAATTTTCATTTTTCTGAACATTTTCTAAAATCTTTTTATCCGATTCATTACATTCAACCTGATATTCTGTGGAACGATTCTTTCTTTTACCACGAAAATAAAAAAGTTGTGCTATAACTTCAAAAGCCTTTTTATAAAAAATAAAATATTTTGGCTCTAAACCACTTTTATCCGGGTGAGTTTGTAAACATATTTTTTTAGCCCCTTTTAAATCTTCCTCTGAAAAATTGTAATCTAATTTAAAAAGTTCTAATAAATCTTCTAAATCATAATTATCAACCTCTAAATCGTGAGAATCCATTGTAAATAATTATGATTTTTTTTTTTACATTTTTACCACCAAGGCGAGGGAGCATGCGTTGTTTCCACAGATTTGGAGTTATCCAAAAAATCCTGTGCGGCGTATCGGAATTTGGGGCTAAGATTAATTCCACCTCGTTGTTTTTTTATGCGATGACCTCCGTTACTCTCTGAAAAATATCCACTTGAAATACTATTTTCTTCCCCTGCATCGGGATGATTTGCTACATAGTCGTCTATAAGTTTTTGTAAATCAGGTAATCCTGTTGCCTCTAATTCTAATTGTTTTGCGTCAAAATTTTCATTGGATATTTTTGTATATGCATACCTTAAATTGTGCGGCTTTCCTGCATCCCTAAATCCCCTAGGAATTTTTTCAGGACCCAGTCTTATTTTATAAAATCGTTTTCCATTTTTCTCACCATGTCCAACAATTTTACTTCCAATGGGCAAAATTTCACCAAAACCTATATCATATTCATTAAAATACTCATCGCCATTAAATACCGGGAGTGGTGACGGACTACGACGACGCCGTTGTAATGCACTAGCTAATTGAGCAGCATTGGTATTTGTATTCACATTACGGAGAACTTTTCCATCCTGAATAAGCGGTGGCAATTGAGCATATGTTCCTTTTGAAAATTGTGCATCGGAAGCTTTATTGCCTAGTGTGTCATTTTCCTCACTACTATAATCATTATTATATCCCAACAATTCCATTAATTCTTTATACTCTTCTCCGTTAGATTCCGCATTAGATGTGGCAGTGCCCGGCATCCATTGTGTTATTTCCCCAAGTTCATCACCAAATTCAATATTTCCATTATCTAAAAAAATCGGACCCTTGTATAAAGGATTATCATGAAGTTTTTTTCTTTTCCTTCTTGGTGAGAGAACACGACCTTTTCTGGTTGATATACGTTTTTTTCTGCGACGAGCCTTCACAAGTTTTTGCGTTTTGGCTTGAGCCTTTTTCTTTCCACCCCCCCTTCGTGTTTTTTTATGTCTTTTTTGCCGCTTTCGGGTTAACCTTCCGCGTTTTCCACCCATTCCTACCCATCCACGAGGATCGTACCATTTCCTTTTTTTTTTACTTGTTGAACCGTCTGTAACAAAACCACGCCTATCAAATTCTTCTTCCACATCCTCTGTTTTTTTGGGAATAGGTGGATTATACGGCTGATCGTGTTTCATCATAGCAGATGGTTCATTGGCAGCACCAAATCTCTGTGATCCTGGATGATAACCACGCTCTCTTCT